AGTTACCGTTGTTATAAGCGTTATAACTTGCACTACCTTGTTGAGTAACTGCTAAATTATGTAGCTCTTCTAATAATTGTTGGTAGTCATCAATTGTAGTAGCCGATTGAATAGCCGATTGAGTTCTACTAATTCCACTTTGAGCAGTCATTGTTATTGGACTAAAAGCCGATAAGTCATCGTCGCCAAAAGTCATATCGGGCGTAATAACTTGTACTTGAAAACCAAATTTTTGTAAAGTAAATTTTTGCCCTGTGTAACGTGTAATTGAGCAACCAGCACCCGTTGCAATTGCACCAATACAAACAATAGTTGCTCTACCCGTACTTGCATCGGCAGTTGTGCTATCAGTCCCCGTTAAAAAATTAGAAGTCGTTTCGCTAAAAGTATTAGCCTGCGATACACTTGTACTTCTACTATCATAACTTCTAATAATTGTACTTGGTTGAACTAAAATCTTTTTTAATACACCACCAATAAATCTGTTACCCGCTGACCAATTCGAGCCAGCAATTGTTGTTTTACTTGCACCAAACCAACTCTCATCTGTATAGTTATTTAAAACCATAATAACACCAGTACTCGAACCAAATGTATCATAAAGGTTTGATGTAACGGCAACTCCATTTCTACGAACTAAACTTGAAACATAACAAACGGAATTTGAATAATAAGGTCTAACTATTTTTTGAGTTCCCTCTGTATTTAAATAGGAACGATAAACAACTTGTCGTTGCAAACCACCAGACGCTTGCAATATAGGATAGCCCGCAGCCTTTTGAATATTTAAACCACGCCAAATAGTACCAATAGAAGAGGGTTCTAATTCTTGCTCTGTATAAGCTTGTGATGTTACTACGGTGCCATCTAATGAACCAAACATCATTTCATTTAAATATCGTGGATCGCCACCGCCTGGATTACCTACAACTGCATAAATCATAGCACCGCCCTTCATATCAATCCCGTCTGTTACACCTGTGGTAATAGTTGTACCATTTGTAAATCTTACAAAATTAGAACGTGAACCAACTGATAATCCAACTGTTTGAGTTAAAATCCAATTGCTAAAAATTGTATTTGCCTTGTTTCTACTTAAATGTAAAATAACACCGAACGCTTCGCAATCTACATAGTAAGTACCTCGAACATTAACCAATGAACAAGTGCTATCAATGTAAATATATCGAGCTGGCTTATATCTATTGTTTACGATTAATGAAGCCCACGCCGTTTTAATTTCGGTATCTGTTACCGAACCCGAAAATCTCCATACGTTTGTTCCCGCTAATGTTGTTGAAGTAACTGCCATTTTATAAAATTATTTTTTTAGTACATAATAAATTAATTAATCCGCTTTCACTATAAAAACCGTCTAAGCTACCATCATTCATAATCTTACGATAAAATGTAGACGTGGTATAAACATAGGTATAAACTTCGTATGTAGACGTAGCCGTAAACAAAGTTGGTTCAACTGTATAACCTCGAACTAAGTCATTCCAACTGTATTTGTCAATTGTTAATGTATTAGTAGATGCGTTAAATGTTTTGTCCTCACCAAATCCCGACGTGTCTAATGTTAGCGTACTTGCAATATCACTTACCGTCCACACTACTATTTCAATTTCATCACCCGCTATTTTACCCGTTGGAAATACAACCGTAGTTCCATTGGTTGCCGTATACTCACTTGGCAATTGTTTTGAGCCGTTATAGTAAACATCTATTTGGCCAACGGTATAACCAACAGTTGTAAATGTAGTTTGCCCCGCCGTTGCAATAAATGTGTATGGAGTGCGTACACCCGTGCCACCCGAAGTTACTGTTTTGTTTTTCCATAATCCACTCGATGCTTCGTATGCTAAAACTTGGCCGTCCGTTGGCGCGTTTGTTTTTAAATCTACATCGTGAATTTCATTTAACTCAAAACCATTCTGCACCTTAACAAATATTTCTCCAACCGTTGCACTTACTCTTGTTACAATACCAATGAATACTAAATGAGCGGGTGCGTATGGTTTACTTGCTAATCCGTAAATTAAAGCACCGTCAACACCTAACCAAACTGGGTCGCCTATTGTAGCCGTACTTGTATTTATGTTTGATAATAAACCCTCTGTAATTACAAAGCCTTGCCCGTTAATGGCTAAGTCCTGAGCAACTAATCCTAATGTTTTTGAGCTTGTAGCTTCGCTTGCATTCGATGCTTTGCTTACTAACATATTAGTTCCACTTGCACCGCTTACATAAACTGCTTGCCCTTTTGTAACCGCTACACTTGCTTTAACCGTATGCTTTAAAGTACTTGTATAGTTAGCGTAGTTTTCAATCCATTCTAAGTTATAATCAGTATCGTCAACCTTGGCTAATATTTGACCAACAGTTCCACCAACGGGAACTACCTGAGTAGTTAAATAAGTATTGCTATCTACACTACCATTCGCTTTTAAAAATTCACTTGCTAAGCCACCCGTTTTTACAAAGGCATTAGCTTCAATGTCATTAGTAGTTACGTTTCCTAAGTCGGTTACATTTTGTAATGTTTGTGTTTCTGAACTAATACCTAAAAATGATAGCACACTTAATGTAGATGTCCCGTCCCCTATTTTATAAGTTCCTGTTTGTTGTAAGAATACAATTTGCCCCTCCTTTAATACCAATGTAGGATTAGCCGTAAACCACGCTAAATTCTTATATCCTAATTCTAAACTGCCGTTAACTATTGCCATTATATAATATCGTCTATTACCGTTGTTACGTTGCTTGTTATTGTATCTTTAATGCCACTTAATATTGTTACTACATATTCGCCGTTCGTATTAAACGTTTGTATAACATTACCATCTTGGTCTTTAATTTCGACTTTAAACGAACCGCATGAAGTAGTGCCACCGCCGATATAAATATAATTGTCATCAAAAATATTACCATTATTAATCGGTAAGTTACATGAGTAGTTACCAATGAATGTTTTAATACTTAAATCAAAAAACCACCCCGTAACCATATCATCTCTATCCTCTGTATAATCAGTTAGAGTAGAACTTTTAGTTACACGAAAGTTAGGTACTTCGCCTAACATTTCAATCTCTTCTAAATAGTTAATTAAATCAAAAGCTATTAACTCACAATCACTTAATACGTGTGTCTCATTGCTTTCGTCTAAGTTTACCTTATCTGAAATATCAATAACAAACTTACGTTCAATCACACCGTCGGTTGTAATTGTATTTGTTAATGAACACCAAAGTAAAGGATATTGAATAGTATTAGATGCACCAACCTCCCACTTATCACCGAAATAGAAACTATTTAGGCTTTTGTGTTTCAAAGTAAAGTTTTTTAAAATCTCTACTGTCTGGTTTAATGTTAGCATATTCTTTTTTAATTTCTTTTAACTTTTCAATTATCTTGTTTTCGTTCTGCTTGCTCATAAATATCCAAAGTCTATTAACTGATCATTATCACTAATTTGCGATTTGCGAATTACGAAGTCATCGTTTAGAAATATACCCGTTGAAAAATTAGTTCTACTTCTATACATTCCCTCACTATTATAAGTATTATATAAAGGAAAAAGTCCCGAATTTTTTACTAAATATTTGGTTAATAATTCCGAATAGTCTTCTGCAATTGTACGCCAATCGTCTTTTACAACTTTCATTTCTGTTTCTGAAATAGGTTGTGAATTTTCGCTATTCTTAACCATCACGCCTTTGTTGGTATAACGATACTTTAAAATCGTTGTAGCTTCCATTAGCATATACCAATGTAAAACCTTTTGAATATACTTAGTTATTAAATTGGTTTCATTAGCATTTAAAGTCCCCGCAATTATTTTATTCTGCAAGTCTTCAAATAATGGCGTGCCTAATATTTGTTGAAGTTTTAAATCTTGTAACATGATCAGTGAGGGTTGCAAAAGCTCCCAATCTGTATTATCATTGATTAATGATTTATCTTTTAAATATTGTTGCGATAAAAATAGAGCGTCCATTATTTTTTAGTTTTTACTTTAATTGTTTGTGCTTTCCAAATGTGTCGACACCATGGCGTTGTTTCATTAGTGTTTGGATTAGTATAGTAACCACCTCTAAAATCCCAACTATTCATTCCAAACTCATTACTCATATTATCTATGTCTTCAAATTCCCAATGTTTAGTTTGGCTTTCCTTTAATAATTCTTTGCAATATTCCCTCGATTCTGTTTTTAATGGCGGTGCATCGGCTTTTGTTTTATACTTATAAATCGTTTTAATTTCAGTAACGTATTCATCAATTGGATTAGTTACCTTTTCAATTCCCTTAGTAGTAGCTTCATATCCTTTCGCGTTCGTTTCAATCAATCCCTTTTCAGCTAATCGTTTTAAACTTTCACTTGTATCTACTTTTAACAAAGCGTTTAACTGCTCAACTGTTAGCGTTGGATTGCCTTGTATTGCATTTAAAACGGCATCGTCTAATTCTGTTATGCTAATAGTTAAAGCATCGGCAAAATACATCTTATGAGCTTTTAACTCTAACTTCAAAGCATCTTGTGAATTACGAACCGGTGCATCGTGTTCAAACAATAACTCAAACTCTTGATGGTCTGGCTTTGCTAAACTTTTAAACTTAGCCAAAACGCTATTTGTTTGCTCAGCCATTTTAACGGGTGCATCTTCAATAGCATCATTCTCATTTAAGAAAGTTAATGCGTCTGCTTCTGTTAATCCAAAAGCACTAATCATTAACGCTAAGGCACTTTCTTTACTTAATTTGCCAGCGTCAAATTTAGATACGATACGCATTAAGCCTTGAAATTGTCTGCCTGTTAAATTGGTCAATACACTATTTACTTCTGCTTTAACCTCTTCAATCGGCATACCGTTAACATCTAACTTAGGTGCGGTCTTAGAAGGTAATGAAGCTAATCCACGTATCTCGTCTTCAGTCATTGACTCTAAAACTTTATTAGCAACCAATGGACTTAATGCATTAATAGCATCGTTAATTAATTGTGATTGAGGTTTAACAGAAGTGTTTAATGATTCGTAACCTTTTAAAGTTCTACGCTCATCTTGAGTTAAATCAGCATCGTTTGTTAAATCATTACCGATTACATCTAACTGTTCAATCTTTAAATCGATATACATACCCGTAACCGATTGACAAATGTTTTCTACAAAATTAATAAAGGTATCTTGACGTGGTTTAGTGTATGTATTTAAAAATAGTTCGTGTGATTCTTTAATTGAAACACGATTACCCAAAGCCGAACCTTCTTGTTTAATACCAAACAATTCGGGATTAGTTACACCATGTCCCGTTATTATCTTTTGTTGGTATCGCTTAGATACAAACTCAAACTTTTTATCTAAGTCGTCTACATTCAACGCTTGTATAGTCGCAGCCTGCCCGTTTTTATCGGCAAAGTTAATTACTACTTCGCCAGCATTATCAGGTCCACACAATCCACTTTCAAAGCGTTCCTTAATTTGTCTTTTAATTTCGGGTGGTTGCTCACCATTAAAGAAAGTAACCATAGTACCCGCAGAGAAACCACGCTTAACATAACCGTCGTTAAATTGCGTAATATCAATATCCGATTTGATTTCACTTAAGCAACCATTGTAAGGTACTTTAGCATAGATACTATCTAACTTACTTTTGCTCGGTTGGTAAAATTTAAACGTTGTAAAGAAAGTTCCTACTTCGCCTTTGTTGTATAATTCAAATATTCTAAAATCACTCGGCTTTGCTTTCCAATCTTCGTTAAAATAAAGTTTAGTTTTGCATTCCGATAATCGACATTTAGCATATTGCAATTGAAAAAACTCCTTAGGGTTGCCACTCATATCGGTTATGATTTGCAAGTAGAACTGATTAAACAATTCACAATCCAATGCTAACTTTTTTCCTAAATCATTCCAGGTTTCATAACGATTAGCGTTATTTAAAAAATTATCTGCTATCATTTGTTGCTCGGGATTAACCGCCACAATTCCTTTACCGAATAAATAACGAGCCTTAGCGTTTACAATTGCTCCATGTTCGGCATGCTCTTCAAAGTAACGAATTAACTCATTCGGGAAGTCATTTTTTTTACCGTACTTTACAAAATCATAAGACCAATCCTTTTTAATTTCTGGTCTTTTCTCATCGGCAAATGTTACAAATGCCAAATTATTATTTACTACTTCTATACTATTTTTAGCCATTAAATTCTTTATAAATTATTTGTTCGCCGTTAAATGAATTAAGTTCGCTATCTGTTCCTACAACGTCCACACGTCCGTTTTCTACTTTCGCACCGCTATTCGCAACTACTAAATTGGTAGTGCTTGTTTGTTGGTAAATATTATATTTCCAATTACCTATTGATAGTTTAACACGTCCCGTCAATGGTACTTCCGTTGAGGTTTCAATTATATTAAATATGTTAAAACGTTCCTTATTATTAGAATAATCTTGACTAATAAATAGTTTAGTTTCTTTTGTAGCATCGTTTATAAACTCGAATAAATAAGTAGCTCCAACGATTGAAGTCTTTTCACTTAGCGTTAAAACCACTTCATTACTACTATTTTTGTTTATCAAAATCATTTATGTAAAGTAATATTAATTATAAAAAGGGACTTGATTAAAATAAAAAAGTAGCCTTACGGGGCTACTCTTTAAACAAATAATCTATTAAAAGATTAAGATAATAATGCAGTGATAATAGTTGGATCAACCGAAGCAACGCGAGTAAATGCACGTCCTTTAAACGCTAATTTATTACCTCTAAAATCGCCGATTGCAGTTCCTGATTCTAATCCATCGGTTGCTAAATCCATACCGAAGTCTTCGCCTAAGAACCAATAAGAACCGTCGTTATCTTCTGCAATCATTACAACTGTATTAGCCATTAATAAACCTAATTCAGTTTGCCCAACTTGGTCTAATCCTACCATTTCAATATTTGCTTCAACATCGTAAGCAATAGTGCCTACTTTTGGATCACCAGTACCCGTTTGTTTCCACATTGCAACTTCTGCTTTTTGTTTGTATTTCCAGAACTTTTTACCACTTGCTTTTGTGATAGCTGAAATTACACCCGCAGTCTTAGTGATAGCCGTAATTGCGTCAAATTCTGCAATTAAAAAAGACTTAGTACCACCGCTTGACTTACACGTTTTAGGAGTGTGTCCCTGTGTTAATGAACATGCCATGTTTTTATTTATTTTAAATGTTTATATTAAGGCGGATTAACTTAATAACCCGCCTATTTTTAATACTAAGCTCCGCAGTATAAAACGTTGTATTGTTGGTTAGCAATGTAACAAGCTAATGTACCAACGTGCTTAATAAACATTAAGTCTTCGTTTAACGCAGTCTTATTGATTTCAACTTTGTTTATATCAGAAGTTAAATCAGTTACCCAGAATACGTGTTGTTTAGCCATTGCAATCATTACGTTAGCAGGGATTGGAACGAATACAATTTCAACATCGTTGTAGTAATATTTGTTACCGCTAACAACAAAAGCAGTTTTGTAATTAGTAACGATATTGTTGTGTGAGTTAATTAATTGCTTGTTTACATGTGGCATGTAAATTACTGGCTGAGTAGCAGAAGCTAATAATTCAGCTGGAATAGCTTTGTATACTTTTTCAACTTCGTCTTGAATATTAACAGAAGTTACAACAACTCCGTCAACTTTAATACGTTTACCAACACCAGCAGTTAAAGTAGAGTTCCAAGCGTTGTACATCATTGATGCAACAACACCGTTAATTTGTCCAGCAGTTAAAGCAGCAGCAACTGTTTTCTCGTCTGCACCAATTGATGTGTTAGCAGTTCCAGCAGTTAAAGCAGCGATTGCAGTTTGGTTAGCACTTGTAATTCCAGACCAAAACTTTAATTCAGCATCGTAAGAAATTTTATCAGCGTACATGCCACCAATAACTACTCTTTCAAATTCTGAACTTAATACTTCCCAAGCACCCGCTTTCATATCACGTTTAAAACGAGATGGACGTAAAGTGTTAGGATCAAATGTTTGGTAATACATATACTTAGCTGGTGTAATAACCACGTCGAATAAGTTAAGAGAACCGCTTGACGTTGGAGTTCCAGAAGTATACGCTTGCATTGCTACTGAAGTAGAACCTTCAGAAAAGATTACTTCGTTTTTTACTTCTTCTTCGAAAGTTACTAAACCTTCAGAAATTGTTTTGTTTTGAAAAAGGATTTCAGCGATTACGTTTTCGGACGCTTTACCTCTAATGTCGATAATGTTATAAGCTATTGCCATGTTTATTTTGTTTTTTTAGTTGTTTTTATATTTGTTGTTTCTTGTTTAAAATTTTCAAAGTCCGATTCTTTAACTGTGCCTTTTGCTAATAGATGTAAGGCAATTTCGTCCGTTAAATTATCATTGTTGATTTTGGAGATTGACGAGTACACTACTTCAAAACCCTCTTTAAATTTATAGTTAGCCATTTTTATTTACTTGCTTTGTAACGTTGGAATGCAGTCATATTAGCAAATTCAACCTTAGCTTCAATTGGTTCAACAACGGGAGCTTCAACGATTGTATTAACCGCACTCAAAGTCAATTTAATTGTTTCTTTTAGTTCTGCTAATTCAGTTTTAAGGCTTGCAATTTCAGCCATCATAGTTGGCAATTCGTCTTTCTTTTCAACGGTTGCTTCAACTGTTTCAACTTCTTTAGTTTTCATTTCAGCAATCATACCGCCAATGATAGTAAACATAGTACCGTCTTCAGTAGCGTATTCGCCATCCATAGCTTCAACTTCTCCTTCTGGAGTAATTAATTTTACGGGTGAACCAACAGCAACTTCACCGTCAACTGATAATGAATTACCATCATTCAATTTAACTTCGGTAGCCATTTTAACGGGTGCTTCAACAACGGGAGCTGGTTGCTCAACCATAGCTGGTGCAACGGGCATTTCACTAAATTTAGCTAAATGCTCTTTTAATTTTACCTTAATATCTTCAGGCAAAATTTTGTTAATTGTTTCTTTTAAATTCATATTTTATTTTAAAGTATTAAGTAAATAATTTAAGGGACACTATTTATTCTATAATTGACATTAGAGCGTTTATTTCGTCGTCGCTTAATGTAGTTATAGGCTTAAGTTTAAATAGTGCCTCTAATGAGAAACCTGTAAACTCACCCGCTTTAACTTGTTCCCAAACCGTTGGATTGTTTACTTTCATAGTTACAAACCATGTTCCGTATGGTAACTCTTCAAAGCCTTTAACTTTTTGTACTCTGTTTTCGTCAGTTATAAATGATTCGAAAATAAACACGTCGCTAAGGTTTGTATCTGTTTCGTGAGTTGCTTTAACGTTTAGGTTTCTGTTTTCAGAGTTGAACTTTTGAGCAGCTTCGTAAATAGTTTCTTTGTTAGCTACTACATAAAAAGGCTTGCCATTCTCTTCACGATAAATCATTTTATCGGGGATCATAACCGCACCCATAACAATTTGTTTCTCTTCGTTTTGAATAGCGAAGTTTAATTTTTGCTCATCAAACTTTACAAAGCTCGATTGATAGGCGGGGCTTTCAACTAAGGCTATATCTTGTAAGCCGTACTTAGTGTTACCATTCTCGTCTAATTCTAATAAATACACTGGATAATTCATAATTTAAAATGTTGATTGTTTTTCTAATACATTAACTCTATTTGTTTTTGCGGTTATTTCGTCAACTCCAACGGTTGCTATAACGTTTATTGTGTTATCATTTTTACTTCCTATTCGTCTTCCATTCTCATCAAATTGCGTTCCTTCAACGTTTGCGTTTTGATTGCTAATTGTTGGAGGGGCGGGAATAGATGCACCGCCAGCACTTGGACTTCCACCCGTAGACGGCGAACCCGCACCGCCTTCAAATTTTGATGCTGCAATCTTTGCTATGTTTGCTAATGAAGTTGTAACTGCAAAAGCTAATGAAGCAATACCAGCGGGATTAGGTACGGGGCCAATTGCAACGGGTGCGGATGCTAATGAAGTAGTAACTGCTTTATATCCGTCAATAACTGCTAATCCTAATTGTAAGGCTTTATTTACATTAAATTGTTTTTTAGCAAGTTCTAATTCTTCAGCACTACCTTTCTTTAATTTAGCAGACTTTATACTAAAAAATATATCGCTAACATTTTGAACTGATTGTAATCCTTGCGTTGCTATTTGTAATTTTTCAGCTTCTGCTTGTTCCCTTGCTGCCTTTTCTTTTGCTTGGTTTGCTTCAAATAAATCATTTTCTTTTTTATAATACGCATCTAAAAAAGCTTGATTTTTTTCGTCTTGTGCTAATTTATCCGCAGCTGCTTTGTCGTCAATAACTTTTTTATCGGCTGCTGCTTTATCATTAATTGCTTGTAATTGATTAGCTAATGTTAATTCCGATTGAATAATTAAAGCATTCTTTGTATCTTGATTAACCTTTAAATTATTAATATCCTCATCACGTCGCTTTCTATCTAAATTAGCCTTTGCAATTGCCCTTGTTTGTTCGTTTGTTTCGT